CGTCCTCCGCCTGGAACGTCAACTACAAGCGTCTTAAGTTTATTTGGTCGTGCGTTACAGTACGGACACTGTGGAAAGCGTTGACGACGTGACTCCTGTCCGTTCCATGAAACTGAGAGAGTGCGACGAATTTCTCCCTCGTCTTTTCCTCCCCAGATTCCCCAGATCTGTCTGTGTTCAAGCGCCCACTTTAAGCAGTCCTTTCGTACAGGACATTGAAAGCATAAATTTTTTGCCTGGTACTTCTCCGCAGGCTCGGTGGAGAAGAAGAAATCTCTTAACTTTTCATTCTCTGTAAGCGAGCAGCTTGAGTCCTTCTGCCAGTCTAGATCTCCGGGTCTTAACGTCACCGCAAAACCTCAACCCACGTTATCTCGTAGATCTCCTCTACAAGATCTCTCTCGCGAGTTTCTCCTTCCTCATCACAGACCGTAAGATCTATGTCTCCATCAACCTCTCCTGCGTAGCCCTGCGAGATTCTTGCGGAGTCAATAGACTGAAAACCATTTCCTAGGCTTATGGATATTCCATCACGTTGAAGCGCTGATGCTAGTGCACGGCGGATAAGTTCATTTTCAAGATCAACGTGCTCGTCGGTAAAGAAAACAACCGATTCATCAAGAAAAGGATCATATCCCTCTCCGGTCCACTCCTTCCATAGGAGTTCGCCCTTCCTTGAGTCCTGCATCCTGCTCCAAATCACTAGTAAGTGGAGTCATCGTATACTAAGTGGAGTCAAAACGCGTGGATAATCACCGACTAATTATCAACATGTAATTCCATGGCGGCGGCGGTGAAAGTGTCTCAGAGAGGTGATGAGCGCCTGAGATCTGCGCCGTATCGGGCTACTTACAGGTTATTAAACGTACCGAGGTTAAGTTCGCCGTTTGCGTCAGGCCATAGGTACTGGTAGAACTCCGGACGGTATCCGTTATCCTCTGGGTAGCCAAACTGCGAGTACCAGGGATAGTCCTTGCGTAGAAGAGCTACCCTGTGGGTTGAGGCAAGTTGCTCGTACTTGTCGTTATCCTTCATCCACCAGGGATAGGTAAGCTTATCCTCAACGCGACCTAGCTCAAGGGCACGTAAAAAAGTTGCCTCTATCTTAGGAAGCATGGTGGAGTTATACCCACGCTCTAGCCAGACCTTACACATCGTGTTTGCGTATAGAACCAATGCCTTTTCATGCCCTGTCCACATCTTAGCCGCAGGGTGGTTGCGCCAGCCCTTAGGGTCACGGTGTTCACCGCGAGGATCGAGTTGGGTAAGAGTTAACAGAAGTTGCCAAGCCTCAAGAACCTGCTTGTTTAGACGCTTGTTGTCCAGCTCCTGAGCGATACGCTCGAAGGAGTCAGTCTGTGGTAAAAATGTTTGCATGTACCTGTCCTTTTTGTCATTGAGACAATTATATCACAGGTTTTTTTACTTTTCCTCCGGATTTATATCCTCAACAGGAATGTTTTCCTCGTCCATCATCTCCTCGATAGACTCGATGGGCACGTATATTCCAACCACGGTTACCTTCCCGCAGGTTATACACTCGCAGACCGCACCGGGGCTAAGACTTAGAGGAACGCTTACGTTTACAAGTCGTGTGATGATGTTTCCGCGCTCGTCAACGCTATCCGGCTCCCAGACACTATTTTCCTGTATCCAGCACAGCTCGCACTGCGGAACAAGATCCTCGTCGTAATCTCTAAGCATCGGCTTTAACTCCTATGGTGCTAGAGTACCACTTTTTCTTTGCCGCGTGTCGGGAGAAGTCCTTATCTCCGTTGATTAAAAATTCTCGATCTCCAATTTTTTCAGGAGCGTCTCCCTGAGGATTTCCCTCAAGCGAGTTTGCTATCGCGGTTGCGATATATTTTCCAGCCTGCACCGCGACCGCCTTACCCCACACCGCAGATAAGGATGAGTAGTCTTTTACACTTTCAATGTCCCAGTCATCAGGAAGTCCCTGCATGCGTGCAGCCTCGCGGTGAGTTATAAGTCTTGGCTCAGTTGGATGAATGACGTGATCTAACGCTGATCCGGTGAGAACGTTACACCAGTGATCTTCCTTCCATCGGTAAGGCTGTGAGAAGCCTAGCTTAAAGTTCTTACGTAAAACTCTAGGAGATATGTCGATCCACTTTTGTGGAAACTCTCCGTTGTTCATGTCTACTGCCTTCTTAATAGCACCACCAAGGTCACCGTTACCTTGCCAACCTTCGTTTCCAATGATGTCAAATACCTCCTCGATACGTTGAGCGTGTATGTTGGTCTTTCCCATGTGACCGTTTACAGTTCCGCTCTTTGATCTTAGGTGCTTAACCCACCTACTCGCGGGAGCAACGTATTTTTGTTCGTTCCATGATTGCGGCATCTTTGCAAGGTCTCCGATGATGTCCATAATTCTTGGAAGTTCCTTTGGCTCCATGTGAGGCGCGTTAAACTTAATTCCACTTCTTACAGCTACCCAGAAGTATCTTGGGCGATATGAAAATCCACCAACCTGCAGGTTGTTATGTTTTACGTGATAAAGATCATACTTTTTACCTGAGATGTCCTCAACCATGCGTCGATAGTTGTTCATTACGTCTCTACCTTGTGTGTAAGCCTGTTGAACACACTCAAACACAACTGCCTTTGGAGCAACTCTACCTGCGTAGCGCATAAACGCCCGCGTGTGCTCGTGTGCCTTTGCGTCAGGGCCACGGTTAGCCTCACCTGACCACACCGACCATCCCGAGCAGGGAGGACAACCTACGACAACGTCAGTTTTCTTAACTGGCCATTCACCTGGATCATCTGAGAAGTGATGTGTCCAGTTATCTCCAAGATGGTGACGGTTAGCCTCGGCAACTGGATTTCCAAAGTTTAATGTTCCAGTGCGTAGCTGCATCTCCATGCCTGACTGCACGAAGCCTAGGCTCATGAAGCCGGCAAGACCGTTACAGTCAATAAAGTTAAGATCAGACAAGTATACACCTCTCCTAGTTAGCCACGGAAGGACTGTATACCGCCTTCACCGCAGATGTCCTGCCTATTCCGCGGTGTTTTCTTTTAACCCAACCTCGTAGCCGCAACCGGCGTATCCGGCGATGTCTACCCAGGTATCTGGCTTATAAGGTGATCCTTCTCCTACGTCTCTAGATAATTTTACAAGTATCAACGCGGTTGCCACATCTCTACGTGTAAACTTTCTTCCAAACGCGGTAGACCAAAACTCGGCTATGCGCCCAAAGTTATCGTATGGTCCTCCGTAGTCTGTGTCTCTTGACCCAGAAATTAACGCGGCAGCCTGCCTAAGAGCCTCAACGCGTGGAAGTGTATTTTCAGTATTATCTGCCATGTTACCTAGTCCTCCAGCTTAGTATTTACAGTTACATATCCAATGAGATCTCCACCATCTTCGTTTCCTCTTAACTTCATCTCAGCAAGAGCAGGTAGATCCTCATTTTCATTTCCCATTATGCGTCTCCACTCTGCCGTGGCCTTGTCCTTAACCTCGGCAAGATTCTTACCTGAGACGATGTAGTCGATAGAAAGTCTCATTAACGAACTCTCTTCTGTAGTTGGTACGGTGTGTAGTGCGTGCCGTCAAGAACTGGCTCCTTGTTGTCGTTAGACTTAAAGATTATGTCGCCGTAGCGTACCGCGACTACCTTTCCGCGTCTTCCGTTGTGCATAACTCCAGTATCTCCGTCATACGCATCACTCTTTACACGTACCTCATCACCGACAAGTATGGCGCCCGGTTGAGCATCAGTCCACACCTCATCTGGTTTATCTGGAAGTATCGAGTGGTTCACCGCAAGCTTTGTAAACAACTCGACGGTTTCCTTTACCTGGTTACTAGATAACTTCATCTCGTTCCAGGTTTCAAGTAGCTTAAGTATGGCGGTTCCAACACCAACCTTAACCTTTGCCTCCTGCATTTGACCTTTAACCCAGTCAAAGTTTACCTCTGGCATTTTATTCCTCCTCGTCCTTAGGTAGACACTTACTACACATGTCAGGTTGCTTTCCAACTCCAACATCATCAATTGCTCGGTAACACAATGAGCACTTGACACCCTTGCTTTTTACTAGGTATCCTTCTAGTTGTCTCTTCTTGTTCTTTTCCATCTTTTCAAGATATAGACGATCAAGTACCTCGTCTGTTCCACCCGCCGCAACGATTATGTTTGCAACAAAGTGAAGAACGTCAACCGCCTCCTTGATGATCTCCTCACGGTCTGCGTAAGGTTGATCGTGCTGCCAAGGTTTCCATGAGATTGCCTGGCGCATCTCTGCAAGTTCATCGTCGATGGCAAGCATGTTCCACCGCATGTATTCAACTAACTTACGAATTCTGCGCGGATCATCACCTGCCATTTCATCAAATTCGATGAAATAGACATTTTTTTGAAGATCACGCGTTTTTCTTAACCAACCTTCAAACAATATTCCCATTGCTATGCCTTTCTACTAAATATCTCAAGTGAGTCTGATAGCATAACTGCCGCATCCCGCTTGTTTGGAATTGACTGTACGTACGTTTCTCTTTGTTCCTTTGCCAGTTTGTTTCTTTCATCCGCTGACATTTCCTCGATACTTGACGCGATGTGAAGCCAAGGTTCTCCTAGGGCACCACTTTCACGCCAATCAGTTGCAACCGGTGTAAGTGCATTTATAGATTGAACTAGTCTGTACGTCCACCAGGTTCCTCCGGTTTGATACGGACTAATAAGTGCGCCTATGCCACTTGCGATCTGTGCGGAAACCTGTTCATCTGTCCAACCCTTGTGCCACTTCATTGGCACGGTAGGACTTGATAACGTCGCAAGTGTAGATTTAGTCCAGTTAGTTGAGAAGTTTTCAACTACCCACTTTTCACGACGTTCAATCTCAATAGGGTCCTGCATCGTAAGTATGTATGAATCTAAGTTTATACCTTTTATTGATGCAGCCGCATTGGTTGGAAGTTGAGATATAACCTTTCCAGTTCCGGACCATGGAAGAGATGGGTACAAGGTTGTTGGCCATGTATCATTTAATAGATAATCAACCACGCCCATAAGGTTGTCAAGAACACTAGGTGTGTTGGCGTGCATGTAACCTTTGCGGTATGAATAGAACGGTTTTGTCATGTTCTGTGGGTTCTTTGTCATCGCACGAAGACTTGCGGTAATTCTTACAGGTTCAGGTGCGTCGATGTACAGTGCAAGTTTGTCTGAGTCGCGTAGAACGTCAATGATATTTAGCGCGCCGTATACTCGGTTTGCGCTTAAGCTTGTTAGAGGACTTAATCCAACAAGAACATGATCATACTCGTTTAGATCAGACTCTTCCCAGGATATCTCCGGATCTGTTTGAACAACCTCGTGCCCCTGAGTTGAAAGAACATGCGATAATAAACTTGCAAACGAAAGTGATCTTCTACTTGCGTCGGTAGACGCGTGCGGTGCGGACATTCCCGTTAAAAGAATCTTACTCATGCACGTGTCCCATCAGCGTTTAGCTTAACGCCCTTGTCCTCGGCAACCGCACGTTCAATAATTCTATTGCAGTGCTCGACGAACTTGTCATAGTGTGGAATATAAGGTGCAAGCGCGTTTCGTTGCGCAAGCGCAGCCGCAGCTAGATCATCAGTGGACATCTTTTCAACGTCCGCGATCTTTAACTTATAAGGATCGCCTAGCGGATCACCCTCACCCTTGTCGGTAACAAGAATAGATCCAACGTGGGCCGCGTATAAAAAGCGACTACGCCACCAGCCGGATCCAGCGTGCGGATACGGTGGAGAAAGAATTCCCCAGTGTCTGTTGTAAAACTCAAGCACGTCCTTCTCGGTGTCAAACCTCTGTCCACCTAGTTTCTTAATTAGCTTACGACTTCCCACGATCTCAACCGGCCAGGTAGGTGTCTTTCTTTCAAGCCAACCGTCATGTGGCATAAGAGCTCCAAGTACCCACGCACGTTTCTTTTCAGTCGCCGCAAGTTCAGCTACACCTTGCATTGTTGGAATCACGGTTGCCGTTGGGTCAAGTGCCTCAATCGGACCTACGTCAATCGGCATACGCTTACGAACTATTGCACGGTTACCAAACGAGTACATCGGACAAACTGGAACCATACCTGCAGCCCAACGTGTATCTATAAGATCTGTTGAAGCTTGAACAAGACGCTTCTCCCAAGGTTTAATGTTTTCATCGTTATCCATCATGTAATATCTTTCGATGTAGCACTTCTTTGCCGCGTCTGGGTTTGCCTGTCTAATTCTTTCAAGCGCAGCCTCAATATCCGCGCGACTAAAGTAGGTTGCGCCTTCCTCACCGCGATGTTCAGTTCCAACTAAAAGATGCTTGTATAACATCTCGGGTTTACGAATTAACGCACGTGCCCCATTAAATACAGTATTAAATTGCCAGTCATCAAAGAAACCTACGCAAGGAATACCAGATGACAGTGCGTATAGCGCACCCATCGCACCTTGGCGTCCATTAAGTGAATTTAGAGGTGCAAGATTGATCCATAGAACGTCATATGAGGACAGATCCTCGCCGGGTGTAATCTTACGCCAGTCAACGTCATGACCTGACTCACGCAACGCTCGAGCAACAGATGCAGGCACGTCAATCTTTTGAATCGTACGTTTTTCCGTGTTGATCTGCAACGCGGTAAAACCACTCATCAGTACTTTCATAATCCACTACCTTTCATCTAAGTAGATTTGGAATGTCACCTAGACTGTATCAGAATAGATGACAAACCAGACTTACTTAGATTAGAACGGTGATGCAGGTGGTGCGGCTACCGGTGCTGGTGCAGCCGCTGCTGCAGGAGCAGGTGCTGGTGCAGGAGCTGGTGCAGCCGCAGGTGCTGGAGCAGACGCTGCTGCTGTTACACCTGGGTAGTATTGCTTGATCTCATTTTTCTTCTGGCCTTGCCAGGTACGAGATGAGACCTGCGCACGAAACGCACGACCACGAATTGCTTGCTCGATCTGAGCGTTTGAAGGATTGGTTGAGAAAAACTCACGACCAAGTCCAAGTGCATGCATCTTACGGAAGAACATTCCGAGAGCCGCGCTGTTATCTGGAGTTACGACAAGGTTATCCCAGACTAAACGCTTTGCATGTGCGCCGTTTTGTACCTGTGCCTTTACGGCAAACATTGTCTTTCCAGACTGTGATACCTTTGCTGTGGCTTCAACTACAACTAGGTCGTAGTCGCCATCCGGTAGTGGATCATATCCTGCCGATACTTCACCGGCGTCTTTTACTAAATCGCCCCAATTAAGTGAACTCATTGTTGGCTATTTTCCTTTCGCTGTAGTTGTTGCATCTGTTTTTGGACCAAACACCATATCCAACATGCGTTCAATTCCAAGGTTTTCTTGTTCTACGACCTTTCCAAGTCGTCCTTGAACGCGTTCTCCTGCCTCGTATTCGTTCGTACGTTCTACGTACATACGACGAACCTTGTATGGAGGTTGTAGTGGATCCGGGTTTGGCATTGTCTCGACAGTGACCGCGCCGAGAATGTCATAGAAGTATGGCGCTTGAATTGCAAGCTGTCCCTGCAGGTATGGACGTGAACGACCATCTGCTCCAGGACGTGCCATTGCTGTTAGTACAACCGCCTCAAGCGGTTGAGTTGGGTGCATTGTAAGATCTCTTAGATCTCTCAGAAGAGCTCCCATGTGACGAAGTAACTCGCCCCATTGTTGCATCTTCATTTGTTCAGTTCCTGCGATTGAGTCCATGCATTTTACCTGAAGTTCAGATATTGAGTCAATGATAAGTGACTTAAACTGATGTTTTCCAGTTTGTAGCCACTGGAATGTTTTAAGAACTACGTCATAGTCACGAACGTTAACTACAACTGTGTCCCAGGTGCCATCGGCAACCGGTGGTTCTTCTCTAATTGGATCCCAGTACTTTACGGTGATAGGTAGGAATCTGTGCCCACCCTCAACGTCAAGCATGAGACGTGGATACGGCGCGGTAACGGCAAAGGTTGATTTACCAACCTTTGATTCACCGTAAACCATGATAGTCAACGAACGTTGTACGTCAGACATCACTGTTTCCTTTCATCTCTTTAGTAAGTAAGTTGGCGTAGCATTAGTCTGCACTGCCTTTCTTTTCTTCTACTCCGTAGTATGCGTACGGATTAGAAACCTCAAATGCGTCTTCAATCGCAGCCTCAGCCGCGCTTCCATCGTCAAACATCGGACAGATGGTGAAGAACTGGCACTTCCACTTGCAATCACGTGAAGGACGAGGATAAGCAACAAAACGATGATCTCCTCCTTCATCAAGTGCCTTTCGTGTGTTTAACATGTCACTAAGTGTTCCATGAATTCTTTGCCAAAATGATCTAAGTGCAAATACGTTATGTCGTACCTCAAGTTGCTCGTAGAACGGTGGTCGTGCATTTGCAGAACGCTTAAC